TGCAAGTGATGGTGGAGGACCAGGAAGTCCTTTTGCACCAACACCAGGAGGTCAGGGAGCAACCAACCGTGGTGGTGGCGGCGGAGGTGGCGGAGGAGCCACTGGAGGATCACAAGGCGGAAGCGGTGGTTCCGGAGTAGTAGTAATAAGGTACAGGTTTCAAGCGAGTTAATAATATGGCAAGTTTTGCAAAAATAGATGATAATGGATTAGTGTTAAGTGTTTTATATGTACTTGACTCTCAAACACAAAACTCTGAAGGAGTAGAAGTAGAGTCAATAGGTCAAGCTCATTTACAAACTCACAATAACTGGCCAGCAGATAAATGGATTAAGACATCCTATAACACGTATGGTAATCAGCATTTAAATGGTGGACTTACGATGCTACTAACGAAATTTTTTGGCCAATACAACCTCATTCATCTTGGAGTAAAGATATTGCTTCAGCGTCATGGGTAGCACCTATAGCTTATCCTTCAATTACATCAGAAGGATCTGGTGAAGCTGAAATTACATATAGAATTGGTTGGAATGAAGCGATGCATCAAGCTGATAGTACTAAAGGTTGGGTAATGTCTAAGTCTAATGATAATGCATCACCTCTTACAAAATATGATTGGAATGGCACCGAGTGGGTGTCTAGATAATTGATTTTTTAATAAAATAGTTTATATACTATTTTAAGTATGCACAAGAAAGTATTGACAGAACAAGCTATATATTATGGTGATCTTGAAATGCCAAAAAATTTTGAGATAGATAGACCTAGTTTAGGATTAGATATATTTAAATTTGGTATTACAAATAAATTTCCAGTCTCTAAAGAATTAGATAAAGTTAATAAATACATTATAGAATATTTAAGAGCAAAATATAACATAGCTGTTGTTAATAAAGAGATTGAAGGGTTTATGTACAAACCTGGTGAAATAACTAAACCTGTTATGGATATTGATTTTCAGTCTTTAAAAGATTCAGTAGATTATACTATGTTATATGGAGTAGGAACAGAAGATTGCGATATAACTATTTTGTATGACAACAATAGAAACAAACAACAATACCACACTATATCTCTTACACACAATAAATTTGTAATGTTTCCCTCTTCAAATATGTATTTTATACATAACAATCAAAAAGAAAATTTAAATATAATTTTAAAAATAACTTATAGAGAACCTGATGTTATTAGATCATAATTATTGGTATTTTAAGTCTGTCTTAACTCCTAGATTTTGTGATGATGTAATACATTATGCTTTGAATAAAAAAGAACATATTGCAAGAGCAGGTGAATTTGCAGACATAAAACATATAACAGATGAAGAAGTAAAAAAATTTCAAACGAAAAGAAAGTCTGATGTAGTGTGGTTAGATGATCAATGGATTTATAAAGAAATTCAACCTTATTTACACACAGCTAATGAAAATGCAAACTGGAATTTTCAATTAGATCGATCACAACCTATTCAATTTACTAAATATAAACTGGGTCAATATTATGATTGGCATTGTGATGGAACACCAAAAGCTGATAAAAATGTAAATAATAAAATAAGAAAACTATCTATGACTTGTCAGCTAACAGATGGTTCAGAGTATGAGGGTGGTGAATTAGAATTTGATTTTAGAGATTATGATCCACACATGAGAGATGAATCTAAACATCTAATACAATGTAAAGAAATATTACCAAAAGGATCTATCATTGTATTCCCTTCTTTTATGTGGCATAGAGTAAAACCAGTAACGAAAGGAGTAAGGTATTCACTAGTTATGTGGACTGTTGGATATCCGTATGTATGATGGAATATTTTAATTATTTTCAAACGCCTATATGGGTTGAATCAAAAACTGAATTTGTAAAGTCATTAAATAAAGCTTCAACTAAATACGTAAGTGAAGCTCGTAAAAGAAATAAAAATCACATTAATAAACATGGAGACTTTGGAATATCACATCATTCAACTCCTTTATTATATGATAATAATTTTTTAGATTTTAGAAATTATGTAGGACAAAAATCTTGGGAGTTTTTAGATTGGCAAGGTTTTGACATGTCTCAATATACTACTGTGTTTAGTGAAATGTGGGTGCAAGAGTTTGCTAAAAAAGGTGGTGGTCATCACTCTGCACATATACATTGGAATCAACATGTATCAGGTTTTTATTTTTTAAAATGTTCAGATAAAACATCATATCCTATCTTTCATGAACCAAGAACAGGTGCGAGAGCTACTAAATTAAAAATGAAACAGTTAATTATTACCCTGAACCTGGTGCTTTAGTTATTTTCCCTGGTTATTTAGAACATGAGTTTGCAGTCGATTATGGAAAAGACCCTTTTAGATTTATACATTTTAATATTATGGCTCTGCCTAAAGGAGCTTTTAACAAATGAATAATTTTTTAGTTATAGATAATTGGTACAATAAAAAAGAATTAAGCTCTGTTTATAAAGAGTTAGATTTTTTACATCTTAAGATTATGGAATCAGGAGATCCTGTAAATGCTGCGACTGATGAAAATGGAATATCTAAAATAAAAGCTCATCGAATAAGTCCTTATACTTTGTATTCAGATGAAGGCATGCGATATTCTCCTATTTTAAAATCTATTAAAAAATTTCAAGATAAAGATTTTCATAAAGAAATAGAAAAAACATTTAAGAACACAAACACAGCATTATATGAACAATTTATAAGTACAAATCATTCTAGTACAATAATTAATTATTATGAAAATAATGATTCTTATAGAGAACATTTTGATGTTTTTCAGTTTACTATTCTTATTTTTATTTATAAAAAACCTAAAGCATTTAGCGGAGGTGATTTAAAGTTTAATAGAATTAAAAAAACAGTAGAATGTAAAAATAATAGATTGGTTTTGTTTCCTTCTTTTTATTATCATGAAATAACTCCAATAAAATCTGAAACAAAAAAGAAAGGTTTTGGAAGATATTCAATAAGTAATTTTCTTTCATGTAGGAGTTAAGTATGAGTTTTAAAAAAAATAAATATACTGTAATAAGAAATGCAATAGATAAAGACCTTGCAATTTTTTTGGCAAATTATTTTGCTATGAAAAAACAAGTCTTTGATACATGCACTAAAAGAAAATATATTTCACCTTTTGAAAAAATATTAGGTTTTTACGAAACAACACAAGATCAAATACCTGATACATATTGTTGTTATTCTGATATTGCAATGGACACGTTATTATTAAAAGTGCAGCCTGTAATGGAAAAAGCTACTAACTTAAAATTATATCCTTCATATACATACGCTAGACTCTACAAAAAAGGTGATGAATTAAAAAGACATAAAGATAGATTTAGTTGTGAGATATCTACAACTATGAATTTAGGTGGCGATCCATGGCCAATATATTTAGAACCTAATCCTACAAAAGGAGGTTGGAAAGAAAATTATGCAGCATATGTATCAGGTAAAACAAAAGGAATAGAAGTTAATTTAAAACCTGGAGATATGCTAGTTTATAGAGGTGTGGATTTAGAACATTGGAGAAAACCTTTTAAAGGTAGTGAATGTGTTCAAGTTTTTTTACATTACAATAATCAAAAAACTAAAGGTGCTAAAGCAAATATTTTTGATGGCAGAGATCATTTAGGTCTACCTGGTTGGTTTAAAAGAAATGGAATTTAAAGAATTCTTAAAAAATATTAAGTATCCTAACAAAAAACAATCTTGGAATATTGAAGGTACATTAGAAAATGGTCATTATAAATTTGACACAAGGCCTATACAAAATAATGTTAAAATAGGGTCGTTTCAAAGTAAAGCTGATAAGATGGTTTTTGACCTTAAGGACCAATTTATTATTGTTGACACAGAAGAATTACATCAATATTTAAAGGAAAAAAATTTAAAAGAAGTCCATTTACAAAGTTTGATCTCTGATTTAGAGTGGAATATAATACTACCAAAAAATTAAAAACCCTATATAATACTGGGCTTATGTTACAGAAACTCAATTTTAAATCAGGATTTAATAAACAAGCTACTGAGTCAGGAGCTGAAGGTCAATGGGTAGATGGAGATTTCGTAAGATTTAGATATGGCTTACCTGAAAAAATAGGAGGCTGGACTCAGCTTACAGATGCTCAAGAAACAATACCTGGAGTGGCTAGAGCTCAACATGCATTTAGCAGTTTTGGTGGTGAAAAATATGTAGCCATAGGATCTTCTCAAGGTTTATTTTTATATTATGAAGGGGCTTTTTTCGACATTACTCCTTTAGACACAGCTATTACTGGAGCTACTTTTGACACCAATATTTCTTCCCCTTCTGTTACTGTAAACAAATCAACACACAATTTACATGTTGGAAGATACATTACTTTTACTAGTGTAACTCCTCCTCCAGGCTCAGGCTATGTAGCATCTGATTTTACAGACGGAGCTTTTGAAATAGTTCAAGTAAACGATGCAAATAGTTTTAATATTGTAATGAGAACTAATGCTTCAGCAAATACAACTGCAGTAGGGTCAGCAACCATTAATCCTTATGTTGAAGTTGGACCTACATTTCAAACAACTGGTTATGGTTGGAGTACATATCTTTGGGGCGATTCTACATGGGGAACAGCTCGTACAGTAAGTAATGTGATTCTGGATCCAGGCAACTGGAGCCTTGATAATTTTGGAGAAGTATTGGTTGCAACTATATTTAATGGTAAAACATTTACTTGGAACGCAGGTGCATCCGGACCTAGAGCAATCCGAGCTTCTCAAAGCACAACTAATTTTAACACAACAAACAATCCTACAGCCACACGAATAACTCTTGTATCAGATCGAGATAGACATTTGTTTCACTTTGGAACTGAAACAACCATTGGTGATACGACAACACAAGATCCGATGTTTGTAAGATTTTCTAATCAAGAAGATTTAAATACTTATTTACCTACAGGAACTAATACTGCAGGTACATTTAGACTAGATACAGGAAACAAAATTATGGCTGCTATACAAGGTAAAGATTATGTATTCTGTATAACAGATCAAGCTGCTTATGTTATTCAATTCGTAGGTCCACCTTTTACTTTTTCTGTAAGACAGGTGGGTACAAACTGTGGATGTATAGGACAGCATGCAGTATCATATTCTAATGGTGCTGTTTATTGGATGTCAGCTGAAGGAGGATTTTTTGTATTTGATGGTACAGTAAAATCATTACCGTGTTTAGTTGAGGACTTTGTATTTAGTACAGATGGAACTAACCTAGGTATTAATTATAGCGCTGGTGACATTGTTTGTTCATCACCTAATGCTTTATACACAGAGATTAATTGGTTTTATCCTAAAGCAGGGTCTACGCAAATTGACAGATGTGTAACTTATAACTATTCAGAAAATGTATTTACTACATCATCTTTAGACAGATCTAGCTATCAAGACAAAGGAGTCTATTCAGAGCCTTATGCAACAGATTATGATTCTACCGCTTTACCTGTTTTTGATCCTATTAGTGGTATAACAAACAGATTTGGTGCATCTATTTACTATGCTCATGAAATAGGTGATGACCAAGTCAATAGCACTGGCACTACATCAATTGATGCATTTATTAAATCTGGAGACTGGGATATTACTTCACGTAAGAGCGCCTTGGGTCAGGCAACAGGAGTTGTAGACTATCGAGGAGATGGTGAGTTCTTTATGTCTGTCAAAAGATTTATACCTGATTTTAAATATTTACGTGGTAATTCTACAGTTACATTATTTTTAAATGACTACCCAGATAATACTGCTGTTAGTTCACCATTAGGACCCTTTACAATAACAGCAACCACTGATAAGATAGATACAAGAGCTCGAGGCAGATTAGTGGCTATTCAAATAGCTAATACATCTACAGGTGAGTCTTGGAGATACGGAACCTTTAGACTTGATGCACAACCGGATGGAAGAAGATAATGAGTGTAGAGAAGAGAATAAAATATGACATGCAAGGTGGTGTTAGAAACTATCTTGGTAAACAAAAAACTGTTTCTGACGTTCCGGTAAAATGGCAATCTGGTCCAGATAAACCAGCTACAGAATTAGCTTATATTACAAAAGCAGAAAAAGATTTATTATTAAAAAAAGATATACATGGGTCATTAAAAGATGGACCTAATGAAGGCCCTGCAGGTATTATGTCTTTAGATAGCGCAGGTGATAAAGATGGCCCGATTGGTGGTTATTCTGGTGCAGATGTAAGTGCAGCAGAAACAGGTAAAGCAGTTAAAGGTATGAGTGCAAGAGACTTAGCCGGTTTTCGTGCAGGTGCTATTTCAGCTGGAGCAAGAGCAGGGTTAAATGAAACACAAGCTGTTAAAGATCAAGTAAAAGCCCTACGAGATAAATATGGTCCAAGAATAGGAACACCTAGTCCTTTTGGCCCTAAAAATATTCTTAGTGGAATACTTGGAGCTTTAACTGGTCCAATTGGTTTCGCTACAAATCTTGGTACTATGTTTGGAGACTCACTTCAAAATCTTAGAGAAAAACTTACAGGTTATAGCACTCAAGACGATTATGAAAAAGCTAGACAAGATAGAATTAACCAAAATAGAATAGATAATATATTAAATAGAGATGCACCTATTACTGACATGACTATAAGCAATTTAGAAAAATTAGGATACACTGGTGACATGCCTGCAGTTGGAAGCACTCCTACAAGTAGAGCTATTGCAAGAGATTTAGCTATCAATCCAGAGACTACACAATTTGCAAGAAGCTATATACAAAGTTTGGCTCAACCAAACATAGATAGATTTTCAAATACTATTGCACCAATGGGTGTTAATGTACCTAATGCAACTAGAGATATTACCTTTGGAGATGTTCCACGTGGCTTTAATTATCTAGATGTTTCCGACGAAGATTTATATGGAACTAGAAGTGTACCTACAGGCATTGCACCAATGGGTGTTAATGTACCTACAGGTATTCAAGGTATTGATGTTGACTTACCTGGAAATGATTTAATGGCTGAAATTACACAAAAAGACATAGATAGATTTAAGCAACCTATGACACAGAT